GCCCCTAGATGGGGAGGGGGATTAGGAAAGAGATGATCAAGCTAAGACCGTATCAACAGGAAGTGGCCGCCGCGGTGCTGGAGTCTGTCCAGAAGCGTGAGGGCCAGACGCTGTCGGTGGAGATCGCCCGTCAGGGGGGAAAGAACGAGCTTTCCGCCATGCTGGAGCTGACCCTGCTGACCATGTATCTCGGCCGCGGCGGAACGCTGATCAAGGCATCCCCCACCTTCAAGCCCCAGACGGTCATCTCCATGCAGCGCCTGAAGGAGCGCCTCGACGACTACGGCTTCGCTGGTATCTGGCGCTCGGAGATGGGCTATATCGTGTCGCTGGGGGCGGCGCGGGCCGTCTTTCTGTCGGCTGACGGAAGCTCGAACGTTGTTGGCCACACGGCTGACATCCTGCTGGAGATGGACGAAGCGCAGGACATCGAGAAGGAGAAGTACACCAAGGAGTTCCGCCCCATGGGGGCGGCCACGAACTGCACCAATGTCCTTTACGGCACTACCTGGGATGACACCACCCTTCTGGAGGAGGTGAAACAGACAAACCTGGAACTGGAACGCAAAGACGGCGTGCGACGCCACTTCCGCTACGACTGGCAGGAAGTGGCCAGATATAACCCCGACTACCGCGAATACGTGATGCGGGAAAGGGAGCGTCTGGGGGAGAACCATCCCCTGTTCCGCACTCAATACGCTCTTCTGCCAGTCCAGGGCGGGGGCCGACTCCTGGGGCCGCTGCAACTAGCGCAGCTCCGGGGTCGGCACCCCCGCAGCCACCAGCCCCGCAGCGGCGGCTTCTATATTGCGGGCATTGACCTGGCAGGCGAGGAGACCTCAGACCACCTGGCGGGCCATCCCGGGCGCGACGCCACCGCTATCGCCATCGCTGAAGTGTCGGCCCAACGGGACGACACTCCAGGAGACGGAGGGGGGCACGGCTTGCCCAACACCACGGGGGTCTGGGGGCTTGCCCCCAGCCTTAAAGTGGTCGAACTTTACACCTGGACGGGCCGAAAACACCATGAGCTTTACCCGCAGATGGTGGACATTTTGAAAAACGTGTGGAGCTGCCGCCGTATTGTGGTGGATGCCACTGGCATGGGAGAGCCAGTGACCAGCTTTCTGGCGAAGGCGCTGGGGAGCAAGGTGCGCCCCTTCAAGTTCACCCAGCAGTCGAAGTCTGAGCTGGGCTTCAATCTGCTGGCGGCGATCAACTCGGGACGGCTGAAGCTGTTTGAAGGCGATGGGTCGGCGGAATACGGGGAAGCCATGCGCCAACTGGAAAAAGCCAGGGCGGAATACCGTCCCAACCAGACGATGAACTTCTACGTCGATCCGGCGGAGGGGCACGACGACCTGCTGATGAGCCTGGCCCTGGTGGTAGAAGCCGCCAAGGACTACGCCCCGAAAGTGGCCAGAGGAGGGGTGCGCCATGAGTGAGGGAAGCCCTTTTAAGGAAGGATTTGTTTCAGGCCAAGGCTGCCCAGAAGCGAAAGAAAAAGGAGGGACATGGGATGGCTGATATTCTTCCCAACCTGCTGAAGAACAAAGACCGCGAACGACTACAGCACTACCGGCAGTATCTGGATTTCTACGGAGGCCAGCACTGGCAGACGCCTGCCCAGGGCAACCAGCGCCGCCTGACCTTCAACTACGCCAAGGTGTTCATCGACAAGATGACGTCCTATGTCATGTCGGGCATCACTCCGGTGGTGCACCCGGCTGGCGAGGCGATGGAGGAAAGAGAGCGGGCCAGGAAGGCCGAGGATGCCCTACAGAAAGCCTACGACGACAACCACCTGGCGCTACTGGACTTCGACACCGAAGTGGACTGCTCTATCCTGGGGGACGCTGCCTACAAGGTTATGTGGGACCCTGACGGGAAGCGGGTGCGCGTCACTGCGCCGGATGTCCAGGGGCTTTTCGCCTGGTGGCGGGGCGACGATATCTCCAGCCTCTACCGGGTGGCATCGCGCTACACGCTCACGGGGGAGCAGATGGAGGAAATCTACAACGTCACACTGCAGAAAGACGCTGTCACCATCATCGAGGACTGGACGGCGGAAATCTTTACCCTGTGGATCGATAATGCCATCCACAGTACCATGGCCAACCCCTACGGGTTCATTCCCTTTATTATCTACCCCAACCTGCGAGAGCCGAAGCAGTTCTGGGGGGTGTCAGACCTGCCGGTAATCATGGAGCCGCAGCGGGAGCTCAACCGCGCGGTGTCACAGTTGTCACGTATCCTGGAACTGAGCGGAAATCCGATCGCGGTGCTGGAGAATATCGAGGAGTCGGAAGACATCGCTGTTGCCCCTGGGGCAGTGTGGAACCTGCCGGAGGGCACCAAGGCGTACCTGCTCGACCTGCTCAAAGGCGGAGGGGTGAAGCTGCATATCGATTACATGAACCTTCTCTACCGCATCATGCACGACGTGGCGGAATCGCCACGGGCGGCCTTCGGAGGCACGGAGAGGGACCTGTCGGGAGTGGCCCTGCAAGTGGAGCTGCAATCCCTGGTGCAGAAGGCGCAACGCAAGCGTCTGATCAGGAGGGTGGCCTACCGCAAACGGAACGACATGATGCTGCGCATCCTGGAGCAGAAAACGGGGGGCAACTACGGGGGGCTTACCACAGACATCGTCTGGTCATCTCTCCTGCCCCAGGATGTTCTCACCCTGGCGCGAACAGAGCAGCTTCTAGTCGGCGCCGCCCTCCACTCGCGGTATAGAGCCATGACAGAGCTGGGAATCCTGAACCCGGACGCCGAGCTGCAAAGGATAGCCGAGGAACAAAGGCGGGTGGCGGGGGAGGAAAGGGGACTGGCGGTGGGGGATGGGGAACTAGGCGGGCAACAGGAGGTGTAAAGATGTGGAGAAATATCCTTCTCTGGCTTCCCTGGGTGCTGCGCATTGCCTTCAACCTGATGGGGAAAATGGACAGGTTAAAGAAAGAGGTGCCTGAGGCCCTGACGAGCATCGATCAGTGCCGTCAGGTCATTATGGACTCACTGTCGGGAGGGATTGATGACGCTGAGGCGGAGGAGATCAAGGCCCAGATGGCCAAGACCTGGGACCAGATTGATGATGTGATTGAGATCTTTCTGGATGTCATTCCGGTGAGGCGGAAGTCTGACAAAGAGCAAAAGAAAGGAACGGAAGGAGGTACCTAACATGACTGACCAACCGAAGGAAGCCGAGACCATCAAGACCGATGCGGAGCTGGTGGCTACTGCGACCCCCATCTTTGACGAGGTGAAGCAAATCGTGGAGGTGACCATCATCAAACCGGGGGAAGCCAAGGCTGTGGTAAACGGCAGCCCGGTGACCTACAGCGAAGAAGCCCTCAGAAGGAGCTTGCCGATGTGGGAGGGGGCCGCCTGCTTTTGCGACCATTTCAACAAGAGCGTCCGCAATATCGCCGGGGTGTTCTTCGCCCCGTGGTACGAAGACGGGGTGAAGGCCAAACTGCGCTTCATCGACACGCCCCTGTACCACATGGTTACCCGAATAGTTAAGGAGCGAGAAGCCGGGCTGGCCGTCCCCGATGTCGGCCTGTCAGCCGACATCGCCATCAGGGGCGACGCCACTGAAAAGGGCTTCATAGTTGGCGAGATCGCCAGGGTAATATCTGCCGATATCGTTTTCTCACCCGCAGCCGGAGGGTCCTTCGACCGAGTGCTGAATAGCGTGATGCAGGAGCTAGGAATTGCGGAGACGAAGGACACGGAGGGCACTAAGCCATCCGTGTCTCGTGGGGGACAGGGGGCATCGCCAGATATCCCAACCCAGGGGTCTGGGGGTTCACCCTCAGCGTCACCCGCTGACAAGCGGATCCGCGATCTCCAGGGCACGGCAGACCGGTTGAGGAACCAGGTGAAGGCCCAGGAAGCGGCCACCCAGGAACTGCAAGGCAACCTGACAGAAGCCATCGACAAGTATCGCCAGGCTCTGCTACAGCAGCATCCGCAGATCCCTGCCGACCTGGTGAAGGGCAACACGGTGGCCGAGCTGGATAGCTCCCTAGAGCAGGCCCAGGCCGTGGTGGACAAGGTCAAACAGCATCTGGCCGAGAGGGTTCCCGCTGGCGCACCTCAGCGCAGCGGAATCAGTATCAGCTCGATGTCGCCTGGCGAGAAAATCACCTATGGCCTCAGGCAGCGCGGGATAGGGAAATAGCGTTTGTCAAAGAGAAAAAGGAGATTCCAAAGGAGGTAAACAACAATGGCTTTGACTTTAACCGAAGCCGCTAAACTGTCCGAAGACGTTCTTCGGGCTGGCATTATCGAGACGATAATCAAGGACTCGCCAGTGCTTCAGGTTTTGCCCTTCATAGACATCGTGGGCAACTCCCTGAAGTACAACCAGGAAAACGCTCTGCCGTCGGTGGCCTTTTATGCCGTGGGCGACACTTGGGCGGAGTCCACTCCCACTTTCACCCAGAAGACGGCTAACTTGAGCATCATGGGGGGCGATGCCGACGTTGACCACTACCTTCAGCAGACCCGCTCGAACTTCAACGACATTCAGCAGGAAGTGGTAAAGCTGAAGGCCAAGGCGATGCGTCACAAGTTTGAGGACACCTTCATCAACGGGGACACCACTGCCGATGCCAATGCCTTCGACGGCATGGACAAGCTCTGTCCGGACTCCCAGAAGGTGTCTATGGGCGATAACGGGGGCACGCTTACCTTGGGCAAGCTGGATGAGCTGATTGACAAGGTCCTGGGGGGAAAGCCGGACCTGCTGCTGATGAGCAAACGCAGCCGGCGGAAGCTGAAGGCCCTGATGATGGCCGCTGGGATCGTGGAGATCTCACAGGA